AACGGCGTAGCGGGCCAGACGTTCAACCTTCCGACATCAGACCTCGGCCTCAATATGCCACTCTTGGCGGGCTTGTGGGTCGAAGGATCGGAGCAGCTTAGAGATGGAACGCCTGTTCCTACCAAGTGGCTTCGTGTGGACTCCTCGATGTACTCCACTTGGATTACACATCCGGTCCTAGGTAACGTGTTTACGCAGGACACAACGGCCAACACGGTGACGTTCAAGAACGCTGTGCCCAGCGGCCAGACGGTGTATATGTCGAGTGTCATCATCCAAAAGGCAAACAACTACTCGGCTCTAACTCAGATCACCAACAACTCTGGCGGCAACACGACGATTGAGCACGCTCACCTACTAGATTGTCAACTGCACGCTCTTTTCAGCAACCAGTGGTCTATTGACCATGTTACCGCGAGCACCAGTCGCAGCACGGGCATTTTGAGCCTGGAATATGGGGGCAAGTCGTTTAGCGCAAAGAACCTAATCATGTCGGTTCTTCCTGGGGCATCGTTCGTCCCCACCTTGATCTCAAATCAGCCCAACAGCAGCCCAAGCTGGTCAATGAAGAACGCATGGTGCAACTCGAACAGCCGTGAGATTGCGATTGGCGGGTTCGGTGCTTCTGTAGAGCGAATCAACGTCACCTACGACGGCACGGCCCAGAACACCAGAAATGCCTTGGATCTCGACGATGTGACGGCTGGATACATCTACGACGCATACGTCGCTTGGCCCAGTATCGCTTTGAGTGTTGAGAACAGCCGCGACCTTACGATCGACAACGTCAACTTCAGCACGCAGAACCGATCGGATTACGTTGGGACGTTTACGCCCAACGCGGCGTTGTTGTTTGACAACCAGAGGGTGACGCTAACCAACTTCCATCAGATGGATCCAGCGGATACGGGTCTAACTCCAATTTGCGGCAACTCATTCTTCAGTCTGAGAGGGACGGATTTGCACATTTCGGATGTCACCGTGCATTCTGGTCCGGCAGGTAGCGGCACCCAGCGTTGGAATAGCTTTATTTACAACGGCGTCCAAAACCTGACCGTGCAGAACGTAGAGGTCCACGGCGAGATGAACGGAAGTCTTCACGCGGAGGTTGGCGGACGAAAGCGGTGTAGATTGGCTAACATCAACTACAACACCACGCAAGTCGATAGCAATAAGGTATCACAACCTGCGGAGGACTTCTTCTGCGAACGAATTGCTGACGGCAGCAATCGCACAACCCCGAACGCCACGTTCGACGGCTCCGCCGCCGCTGCTTCTGATGTCCAAAGTGCGCTCACTTACCCCAATGGTGTGACCGACCGCAGTGTGGGTAGGTTGTTCACCTTCATTTACCCAGCTTTGTCCAGGGACCCTCATGTTTACTGGGCCTCCGGATCTCCGGGAGTTCTGGAGTTCGACAAGGCCGGACTTTGTTACGTCAGCGCTATGTCTCCTACGACCAAGATCTACGTGGAGTCAGAGACCTACAACGGGATCACAGGATGTTCTGACCGATCGTGGCAAGTGAGCTGGGGCGGAAGCAGCCAGACGTTTCAGGTTCGGCGGCGAGGAGGCGTTTGGTCGGCAGAGGCGAGTTTCACTGCGGTAAACGTAGATGCGGCAATCTCTGCTTTGTCTCCCTCAGGTGACAATGATGTCCAGTTTCGATTCATCCTGCTCCCCGGAACCCCTACGGCCACTTCGTACTTCGGCATGGTAAGCCTAACCCTAGATCTAGACAGTCGATCAGCGGCCACGCTTGAGAAGAACTTCGATGAGGCTGGCGACTGGAACAAGCAGTTGACTAACTACACGACTCCGGGTACGTTCGGTGAGTTGATCCAGCAGATCAAGATTGCGGCTACGTCTGCCGCTTCCTCTAGAACTAACTGATATGACTAACGTTTACGCACTTCGCTGTCTCGACAACACAGTCGAAAAGAACAAATCACTTTGGGTTCGCGCAGTGCGGGCTCGTAGGGCAGAGCGGCGACCTGTTGCTGCCCTTGGAGATATGACCTTGTGGTCGGAAACGTCAGTCACATGGGAAGATCTAGAGTCTTGCCCCGGTCCGTCAAACCAGTGGTCATCTAACCTGCATCGAAAGGAGCTAGTCAGGCGGCAAGGTGAGTATGTCTGGAAGAATATCGGTATCACTGGTAAGCACTACGCGCTGAAGTGGGGCACGCGGGAGTACAACGCACCCGGTCGCAGCTTCATCAACTGCGATTTCAGTAACATTCCGCAGGAGCACGGGCTGTATGTATCGAACTCAGCCAGCACATACGTGGATAACTGCACGTTCGTTAGGTGCGGCAGTCAAGGAGTGCAGTGGGCGCACCGGGATATGCCCTACCAGCAGTATGACGCGGACAATATGCCCTATGCCGCACGCCCAGTCCATGTGATTTCGGGCACCCACTTCCTTGATTGCGGAGTTAATGGCACGCGCCCCAGCTTTAACGCAACGTACTTCAACCCCGGCTCCTCAATGTTTCCGGGTAGCGTGTCTTTTCAGGACTCTACCTTTGTGGCAGACTGGGGGAAGGATGACGCGGGGCAGAAAGGCAACCGCTCAACTGGTGCTTTCGTTGTGACACCCAGCCAAGGTGCCCTTCCACCTGAGCCGGGGCTGCACATGGTCACCACGTTCCACGTGAATAACTGCGTTTTCGACTATACGCGAGGCGACCGACCCATCGGTATTGTCCGTGCAGCGCGGGGAATTGAGTTTCAGAACTCTTGCTTCATTGCAAGGGATCACAATCAGCCGTACATTGATGTCAATGACAAGCCGGAGTACCCTGCAACGCAGCATATCCATGTTCGCAACTGTGTTTCGCAGGGCGTTTACCTTAGGATTTGGGACGAGAACGGCGTGCGCCACTCTCATAGTCTTCATGGTCCTAAGCTAGAGAGAATCTACAACGGTCGAACCGGAGAACTTATTGAGGAGAAAGAACTTTGATGTTCAGTGTTAGAGGACACACCTGCGACATTGTTATCGAGCCTCTTGGTAACAAGGTCTATGAAGTGTGGGTGGAGGAGTACACGGAAAAGAAACCGTTTTCTGATAGTATGCGCTACACCGCAAAGGACCGCACACAGTTGCGGCAGATTCTTGAAGGCCACCTAGACTCTATTGAGTTTGGTCAACTAGAGGAGGAGATTTGTGCTCAAGAAGACGATTGAAGTTCAGACTGAGGGTGGCCGAAGTATTGAAGTCGGCTGCATTGGTGAGAACTTCTACATCCAGATCGGCAAGGCGTATGCAGAGTTGCTGCCCGCAGAAGCCAGCGAGGTGATTGGGGCGCTTCGGGAGGTTGCTGGTGCAAACTACAGCCCCCCTGCACCTGCTGCCAAGCCTGTTAGGGTCACCCGTCCGAATACCCCGGACTTTGACTACCCTATCAACCCGCAATAAAACCACCGCCGGGGGGCACGACGGTGGAAAAGATACACCCAAAACCCCCGGCAATCACCTCCTACAGGAAAGCAGAAGACTGGTCAAGATCGAAGGAGCACCAGCCTTCGACTTTAGCGTCATCGTCAGTACACCACTCATCAAGGTCTTCTAGATCTCGCTTTCTCTTCTCGTTTGCTGCGTTTCTTGCAATCGTATCTGTCAGATAGCGACTTGCCATCTCAAGAGCATCAATGCGGTCGTCATGAGGCAGACATCCGCGAGTCTCTTCTAGGTGGCACCACTGCCAGAAGAGGTTTCGGGCACGCGCCCTGTCTTCCGAGTCGTTAGCCAGCTTGCTGGACTGCTGGTCGATGACGCGCGTGTGGAAAACGAAGCGGTGGTTCTCGGAAATAGGGGAGAGGGTTTCGAGAATACGAAGTTCCTTCCGCATAGTGTTACGCACTTCTTCGATTTGGCAGGGCCAGATGCGTTGAAGGACAGGCTTCATTAGCTCTGTGAACGCACCGTCACCAAAGTTGCTTTCAACAAGTACGGTATGCACCTTGTACTTGCGAGCTTCCCTAGCAATAGCCTCCAAGGCGGGCTGAGAGTACGATCCGGGGATGCCGCGCACTGAGTGTACGAACTGGTAGCCGCTGAGGGAAGAGACCACGGCCACACCTGTCTCGTCAGCGCCTCGACCCGAAGGGTCAACCGACATAACTGTATGCTCGAAAGGGACTTGCACACCGTCCTCGGACCCAGGGCTGTAGAATCCGTCGCCCGGTAGTCCGGGGTTGTCGTATTGAAGGCGGTTGGCGGGGTGATTGCTGTGCAGGTAGATCTCTTTTGCGGACTCTTCGTGGAACTCAGTAAACATACAGTCACGGATCTTAAGCGGAAACTTCTCCGCATCGGACAGGTCCGTGCTCAGCAGGTACTGGCGGTTGTAGCTGGCGCGGCTGAACCGCATCTTGAGTCCCGCGATCTCCACACCCGTGAAGCGTGTCGGCTCCATCGGGGTGCCGGGAGGAACGTCAGCAAGACGGCAAAGGTCTGCCAGCCTGTGAGTTTCTGTGCCAGCGTTGTAGCCGTAGGCTTCCTCAACTGAAGGTTCAGGCTTTTCAATAGGCCAAACGCGCGAGTCGTAGCCTAGCGTTTCTAGATTACGGTAGATCGTGTGCGTACTCTGTGGCGTACCGAGCACACGCACCGTGGGGTATACATCGAGTTCAGGGTTAGGGGGCAACAGCAGCGCGGAAATCTCCTCGATTCGCCCTAGCAGCTTCTCGCGTAGCGCAGGCGTGTCGCTGTTGTTCGGAACCTCAACGTCATCTAGAATGATGACTGACCCGCGGTCACCCGTAATGGTGCCCCCGATACCCTTACTGTTGACTGACGGGCTCTTCTTGACAGTGGCGCAGCCGCACTGGAAGGACACCGCGGAGTCTTGGTCGCCACGTGCAGCGTCCGGGCGTAGGTGGTTTAGTTCCGGCACCTCGTCGATCAGGCGGCGACCGAAGCGGCAGATCTGGTCAGCCGTGTTCTTAGCGGCGCTGAGGATGACGACGATCTCGTCCGGGTTGAGATACAGTCGCCACAGGTAGTAGCCTACAGTGATGTACGTTTTACCCGCACCTCGGAAGGCTTGGATCTGTAGGTGGGTCGGGCCGAACTGTAGGTAATCGCAGAAGTCCGCTTGGATCGGGGTCAGCTTGGGCAGACCCGCGTAGCTCCAGATAAGCCGAGCGAAGTTACGGAATAGACGAAACGGGTGGTCGTCCGGTAGCTTGTCAACTAGCGGCTTAAGCGGATAGTCTTCCATCAATGTTCACCAAAGATCAAGCGGTACAGTCCTGAGTAACACACACCCCACACAGCATTAGCCTCAGGACCGTAGTAGCCGTTTACGCAGGCGTGTGCGTATTCATGGCAGAGAACTTCCGCCCGCTGATCCGCATCCACGGCAGTCGAAATGCAGATGACATGCCCATCTTCGTCAGAATAGTCGTAGGTGCCTTCAACGTCAGACAGGTCTTCAAGTTTAAGAGTGACTTTGGAATCTAAGGGATAGTGGTGCTGTATTACGGAGAATGTAATCCACAGATCAGCCATTTGGATCGAGCGGGTCAAGCGTAAATGAGACAGATTTGATCGAATCGCTGCCTGCCTCTTCTTCAATCTCCTGTAGCCACGCCAAAATCTTCTTAACCTCAGGGCGGTTTTCAATGTTGTCGGCTTCCGTTTCATAGCGCAGTGTGGAACCGTCGTCCCGCTCGATTTTGATTACGCGCTTGTAGCCGGGGGTACGCTTCAATTTGAGAGCCCATCGAACAATAGCAGCTAATAGTCCGGAAGATAGTAAGCCTGTGGCAATAGCCTCAATCAGTTCGTTGTCCTTCACGTTTACTAACTCTAACGTCCTCAAAATCTAGGTTCGACCAGTCGCTAGTCTTGGCCTCGTTCGGGACATTAAAGCCTTGAGTAAAGGTGGCTCCACCGCGCGAAGACCTGTCATTGAGGTACTTACGACACACCTCTAGCTCTGACGCAGTAATGTCGTCTTGTTGAAGTTTCTCCAGCACGCGCTGGTACATCAGGTCGTCAGGGTCGATCATTGGTAAAGAGAAGGTCTTGCCGCTGCGCGGCGGGCACGGGAAATGCGACGGGCCTGCTTGTACTGGCTGGCAAGCTCAGGTTCTTCTTTCAGCATTTCGCGGAAAGCCTTGTCGCGGAATCGTCGGATCTCTGCTTCGATCATGCGAACCCGCGGACTCACGTTGCCGTCGTCGTCAAGGTACGGGGAGATTGACTGGTACTTCTGTGACCCGATAATGCGCCTGAGTGACTGCCGCAGGTCCATGCCACGCAGTTTGATCTCTGTGGATCGCTGTTGCCAGCGGTCGTATAGAGTGCGACCATTACGCATCAAGCTTTCATCCATCATGTCTACTTGCTTGTACTTGCGCGGAGCAAGTTGCCAAGCGTTAGACAGCCGGGCAATCTCCGACGAAATCTTCTGGTCGTTGATCGTGCGAACGTTAGTCGGGGCGAAGTCGAACAAGATGCTGTCGCCCACAAGTTCGCGCTTCACCTTGTAGCCCAGCAGATCTCTCCGAGAATCTTTCACCTCATCAGTCCAGCCCGGAATAGACACAAGCATTTTATCCGCCCATGTGCGGGTGGCGCGTAGGTCATCGTCACCGTTGATGTGGTCAGCATACTTCGCAGCATCGCGGACAGAGTTAGGAATCAGTAGCGAGCGCACTCGATCCGACAGCCAGCGGTTCGTGTGATCCATGTCGCCCGACAGAATCTGGAACAGGTCACTAAGACCGCGGGTGAAGTTCTTATCCGTAAGCTGACGGACCAGCGAGCCCGACAGCGCAGCAGTAGCTGCACTCATTCCAGCCTCAGCAGTCTCATATTCATTGCTGTTGCGGTAGTAATGCGCGATCTGCACAGAGTCAGCCAGAAGGCCAAGCCACGAAGCAATGGGTTCCACTCTCTGATATGAGAAGTATTGGTCTCCGACCCGCACACTGTAAGGTTGCCAGCCTGCGTTAATCATAGCCCGCTTCATCTGCAAGTCTTTCGGCCCGCCACCAGTGATCGTCGGCAGGACTTGAGACTCTGTGGGCACCACCATGCCATCGCGGGACA